AGTGCTTGCGGCAGGGCTGAAATACTGAACAGAACCGTCGTATTCAATCGCACCCGCCGCAGCGGTGGTCAGGTTTGTGCCGGATGTTAATTGAATTGGAGCAATTGCGTTTGTGCCAGCGGCTGTATTTACAAATGCCGCTGTAGAGTTTGCCTTACCTGCACCAACAAAAGTAAAGCTACCAGCCGCACGGGTTGTGCCGCCAATGGTCATATTATCAATTGTGCCAGTAATAAGAGGTGAAATTATAACCTGCCCAGAAGTAGAAAGGTTGGCGCTATTGATAGCTGTCAAAACAGTAAACGCGCCAGTTGAGGCGGTCGTCGCACCAATCGACATATTGTTGATCGAACCGGCAGTACCAGATGAAATCGTGATCGTGCCAGCACCTGTCGTGGTGTAAGACTGGTTGTTGGTTGTCGTCTGGAATGTAATTGCGCCAATTGCGTTGATCGAACCTGCAACGCCAACCGTGGTTGTGCCTACACCGAGCGCACCGGCCATATAGTTGTTGGCTGTGCCGCTCATATACAAATTCCAGCGGTTCGCGCCGGATGCAAGGCTTCCTAAGAAACCATATGCATTGGTGACAGTCGCCGCACCTTGCGTTCCAATGGTGAATTCCGCTTGGAACCCAATCTGGGTTGTTATTGTTGAACCAGCGCCACCGACTGAAGGAGAAGCATAAAAATGAGCGGTTGTTCCAGTTGTAAATGAAGCTGCGGCGGACGATATAAGGCTTTGGATACCAGCGGCAAATGTCGTCACACCAGATTGAACAATACCAGCAAGGCTAACAGCGGCGGCGGCGACACCTCCAGTGATATTAGCACCAATTGAAAGGTTGCTTGCGGTTAAATTTATTGAACCGATGCCAAAGTTGCCAGCCATGTAATTGTTGGCTGTGCCGCCCATGTACAGGTTCCAGCAGTTTGTTGCCGCAGCAATTGCACCGTAAAACCCATAAGCATTGCTAATAGTTGCCGCACCTTGAGTGCCGAGGGTGGCGTTGGCCAAAAAACCATATTGGTTTGTAATTGTTGAACCAGCGCCGCCAGCGGCGGGGTTTGCTTGAAAATGTGTAACAGAAGTAGTTGTAAATGATCCTGCGGCAAGTGAAATATTAGAATAATATGACGACGCAAGCGCAGTTACGCCAGATTGAATGACCCCAGTGTTTGAATGTGCATATGCCGTCGTAGCGCCAGTAATCTGGGCATTGGTAACCAAATTTACGCCAGTTGTCGTGCCAGATGGGCCGATGCTGACGTTGCCGCTGCCGTCGATACGCATACGCTCTGTACCACTTTGTTGCCAAATAAATTGGTTGTAAGGTGATGCTTGCGTAGCGTTTTGAATATAATAACCTGTAGAGTTATCTCTACCTATGTCAAAACCATTTGATGTTGCACCAAATCTAATTGTTGCACTTGCTGTGCCATTACCTATTTGCAAGGGGACTGCTGGCGAACTATTGCCAATACCTACGTTTCCTGACGTATCCAGCCGCATTTTTTCAGCGCCGCTGGTATAGAAGGTCATTGGAGCATATGAAGCAGAGACAGAAGCAACTCCAGAATTGATCCGCATCTCTCCTGTTCTTGCTTGAACACTAGCAATTATTGCCGTTGATGTTCCGCTGGTATCTGAACTAGATAATGAGCCAAAATAAGACAGCGTTCCAGTTCCATTTGGTATGGAAAGAACCGATGTATTACCGTTTGTTGTATTAGATTGAAATGCAAATAAATTGGCAAGTGTGGCATTGCTAAAATCAGCAAGGAAACGGGAGCCAGTGCCAGTAAAAGTGATATTTCCACTGTCAGTGATTGAAGGTGAAGTGACGGATGTAGAGAAGGTGGCAGCACCAGTAGCATCGATCAAAAGACGCTGTGTGCTGTTCGTGCTGAGAGCGATCTGGTTCGTCGCAGGGCTGTAGATGCCAGCGGCGGTTGGTGTAGTCCCAAACGCCACAGAGACCACGCCTGCGGTCGCTGCAACGGGCGTAAGGCCCGTCGTGCCAAAGGCAACGCTATCGACGCCTGCCGATACAGGGATCGTTGGTTGCCAAGATGGGGCAGACCCAGCCGAGGCCACCAAAACATAGTTCGAACCCGTAGGAGGAGTCACAGTGCCGACAGGATTCGTCCCGTTTCCAAACATCAGGCCATATTGGGTCAGCGTCGTATCGCCTGTTCCACCAATGGAAACAGGAAACGGAAGGGTGCTCACGCCTTTTGAAAGAGCAGCAATCTGACCGGTTGTAATCTGTACGGACGTGCTGGATTGAACACCAAGAAGTGGTTCAGTTCCATTCAAACCGGTTACCGTGGGCAGATTGGTTAAGGTAATGTTCGCCATTCTCAGACCCCAGTAATCGGTATTTGATTGTAATTGTAAGGCAAGCCAACCAACGCTGTAACCATCAAGCTCGTGCTCGTCAAAAGCGGATTGGAGCTCGTCGGTACGGCCGAGTTGACCTGATAAGTGAAGAAAAGCGGATTCGACACCGTCACACTATACATGCCGTCTGCCGCCTTATTTGTCAATCCTTGAACGGAGATTTGGTCCCCTGTAACCAGTCCGTGCGCGGATGAAAAGGTGACTGTTATGATACTTGTTCCGGTTGCCGAGGAAACCGAAAGCGGATAAAGCGGAACACCATAATGATCCGTTCCAAAAAGCGGCATAATCGCATTTTGATCAAAGCCGGTTGGCTTGCCAAGCACCTGAGTTGTTATGTTTATTCCGTCCTGTGTGACAATATCGGTGGTCGAAGGAATTGGAATTCCTGTCCAGAAGTCAACCGTCCCTGGATTAGTCGAGATATTGTCCGTTTCTGCGGCCGCATAATCCTGAACACGAGGGTTTTGAATCGGAATCGGGTCGGCCGGAATGACAATCGCCCTCAGCTGTGCTTGAGGAACGTCGTTGCAAGGATTGCAAACTAAAATGCGTTTGTTAATTAGGCCCGCACCTGCGTAATCGAACTGCCATTGCAACCGATTATGGTTGTATAGAAACCCGCACCGGTCGCAAATACCAAATGCTCTTGGATTTCTAGACGATACCGATGCGCGTCCATGAGGTCTCACCTAAAATACCCCTGAATCTGCGGAGAGATATATTGCTGAGCTGTTTCGATGTTCTGATCGGCCGCAATCTGATAGGCTTCGTCCGCGAGCGGCTTCAGCAACATCATTTTCTGCGGATTCCAAATGATCGCGAGCCGGGAAGCAAGCCCAAATGCGAACGCTTCGAGCCACAAATAAGGGATCTCGACCGTTTGACCGCCTGTCAGGTTGCTATCTTGAATTTGACGAACGCGATAATAGCTGAATGACTGAGAAGAAGTCCCGTCCGGAACAGGCCAAAGCGTTACCGAAGGCCCGGCGGAGCCTGTCGACCGCGATGCATCAATAAGCCTATCGAACCAAAAGATGGTTGGGAAGCCAACCTGCTCTTTATTCGGATAAGAAGCATATTCTGTGCGCGAAACTGGCAATATAATTCGGTCGATTGGTTGCGAACTGTTGTTTGTCGTCGTGACATAAGCATCGAGCAACACAACTGTGCTTTGATCAACCGAATAAGTCGCTGCTGGCGAGGATGAAGTCACCGTCCCGCCGCCGCCAATGACCGATCCATTGAAAGAGGACAAAAATACAACCGTTCCATTCTGAGAAAATGTAACAGTTTGCAATCCGTCCGCAGCGGTGCCGGTTCCGGCAACGGTTATTTGTGTTCCGACCGTGTAAACCGGGGTATTTGGAACAGAATAGGTAATGGTTGTCGTTGTTCCGTCGCCATTGAGCGTAAGAACCGTTGGCGATTGATTGAATTGTACCGTCTGAAGATCAACCGCCCAAAGGTTTACGCCTTTGTTCGACCATGTCGCAAGCATCATGTTTGTTGCCATTCGGGCAGCAGTCATATGCTCTTGGGCGATGGCTGTGTTTCTTATCTCGCAGAGATTGTACGCATAAAGTACGATCTCACCGAGCGACGGATTGTAATTGTAGGTGCCGCTCGTGGCCATATTGGCTCCTTAGAGAGTGCCGTCGTTTGCAACCAGAACGCCTTCAGCAGCAAAACCAGCGGCGTATGCCGTGCCGGTTGCCGACATCTGCCACTGAATATCCGTTTTCTGGACATAGGCGTTTGGATACCAACGCTCACTGACAAAGTTAGCAACGAATGGCCGTTGAGTGACCAAAGCATTCACACCAGCCGAATTGACCGTCCAGGTGCGGTAAGTGCCATACGAACCAGAGGTGTAAACCATGTTCGTCCAGCCTTGGGAACGCTTCAAATAAAACGTGTTACCCGCTGGAACTGTATAAATGGCAGACTGAGTGCGACCAATGGTTGGATTGATCTGGGCGTAAGTGATCGTTTTACCCGTATCCTGAAGCTTAATTGTGCCAGTATTGTTATTACCAAAAGAAGGAACAGCCGTGACCGTCATGCTATTGATGCGGAGATAGCTGTAGGCCGTGTTTACGCCCGTATAGTTACCAGCCGTGAAGACAATTGTTTCCCCAATCTGATTGTAATTGGCATCAAGGCCGTTAATCAAAACCGAAACGCCAGCATCTGATGAAGACGAGCTGAGAAGCGTCATGGTGATCGCTGAACCGGGGTAAGCATACACGGTCGCATTTTCCCAAACTGGGATAAAACCGCTCGTCGGGATAGCGGCCTGATAACCAAAAATGCTGACGGTCGAATGAAGGCTGATTTGACCGCGAGAAACTTGAAGCTCGAACGGCTCATATGCACCAACGCGAGTAATGGACTGGTTAACAGCGCCGGTCGAAGTAAAAGTAGACATTTAGCAGCCCCATTTCCTGAGTGATTTGTTAATCCTGCTATCAGGATCGGCAGCGGCAGCAGCACCAGTCATTTTTCGTTTCATGCCTGTCATGCGCTCGCAAAAACTTTTGTGTCGCGGATTGTCCGCATCCTTTGTTGGTGCTTTTAAATGATGGCCCTCGGCGCGAGCCGCCGCACGACCTTTTTCATTCAAGCCACCTTCCGGATTTTGATACTTTTTAAGTGTCATTTAAATCGATCCGGCAAAAGGAAAGGAGGGGAGCCGAAGCTCCCCATCCAGATTAGTTCATCTCGATGTGACCACGGCCTTTGGCCGCAGTACCGTGATGAGCCGACGAAAGCGGATTCATATTCGAACCCGTGCGACCACCCGACTTGCGGGGAGCGCGGTCAGCGCGATGCTCGGACTTATGGCCGTGCATCTCAACGTGGTGCTTCACTTTGTGCTTTTTAGCACGGCCACCACGCTTGTGCTCTTCAGCTTCATGAACGACGTTCGAGTTCGCGCCTTCATAAATGTCGTGCGGAGCCGGATCATGGTCTTTTACACCATGCATAGGGGATTCCGCCTTGCCGCCCTTTGCATGGGCTGCACGAGGGTGGTGGTGATGAACACCGTGGTGCTTAACACCTTTGTGCTCTTCGTGGTGATGTGCCTTATGACCTTTCATGGCCTAAGCTCCTCAGAAGTTGTAGTACTGGGTAAGGCCGAACAAGCCAGTCGCAGACTGAACATTGTAAGGCGGCGGCGACTGACGAACAATTAATTTATTCGCGCCTGTGCTGGAGGTGAAGCCAGCATAAGTGCCACGAACGTCGCCGGTGTTATTAGCAGGCGTCGTGCGATCAGCGTTCACGTAGTTTGTGGCTGCCGTGATAAGAGTCGTCTGTTCGAGAGACGATGCATCGTTGATCAGAATATCCCCGAACGTATCGGAACGAAGCGGCAATCCAAACACATCGGTCGTATCGACCGAGTATGCATGGCTTGAATCCGCCGCATTTAACACAACTGAATAGATGTATTTGAATGCTTTCTTGCCTGATACTTGGTTGCCAGCGGAGAGGGTGATTGTCTCAACCATTGGATAACCGTAAATATCAAAGCCTGAAACCGTTGCCGTAGTTGCAGTCGCGCTTGCAGCGGCAGTCACCGCAACAGCACGCCCAACGAGAGCCATCGAGTTCCAAAGATAGACACCCGGTGTCTGTGCGTTGTTCGGGATTGCGCATTGTTGTACGTTCTGGAATGCCAATGTCACTGTGCCAGAGGTCGCAGTCAAATTGCTGTTAGTCTGGTAAGTGCCGGTGTAGCCTTGACCAACTGACGTATATGTGCCAGTTGTCGTTAGCTGCGAGACAATCTGAACGCCAGCCGCCGTGCCTTGCGACACAGTGCCACCCGTTGTCAACACCACCATGCCAGGAGAAATTGGCATGACGCTGTTTGACGTGACTGTCATTACACCGTTGCTAAATGAAGCTGTCACCGAAGCATAAGCATCGAGGGAAAGCACATTCGTTTGAACACCAGTGTCCGAGCGAACGAAATTCGTGTTATTGTAATACACGCCTGTCGTCGCTGAGTTCGACGTAACAAGTGTTAGCGTCGCACTAGTTGCATTCGCAGAAGCAACAATCGCACCAGTCGCCTTAGAATAAGGCACAATGCTAAGCGTGTTAACATTGTCAAAACCAAGCCACCCAAAATCCTGTTGGTTTTGAGACTCACCAGGATTGTAGGTGAATGGAGTGCGAGGGTCTAGGAAACCCGCCCCTGAAGAAAACAGGGACGAGCCACCAATGTCAGGGTTATAATCATTACCCAAAGAGTTTTGCCCAAANGTAATAATAGGACCAGTGAATGCGTCGATCGCCATAGTTCAATCCTCCTTACGAAGTTGGGAACGAACCGTAGATCGCACGCCAGTTGTAATAGCCGAACGAATAACGCTCATAGCCCTTGACAAGCAAGTTGTCGGTTACGAAATCAACCTGCATGTCCGTTTCAAACTTGATACGTTCCATATAGGAAAGACCATCAATGTTCGTGAGCAGGAACCAAGCGTAGGACGAGGTCAAGAAGTCGTTGACCAAGTAACCTTCGCTCAAGCCACCAGCCGTGGTCATGATTGCGTTGACATCGTTGTCGGCCGTACCTGGACGAAGTTCCGTCTTGAGGAGGCGGATCGCCACTGGCTCGAGAGCAGGTGGGATGATCAGCTTGCGGCCACGAGCGAAGACCTTCAGGCCAGCCTGATCGCGGAAGTTCGTGCGGATCGCGATCAT